GCTAGTTTTAATGATGCCAATAAAGTTTCTTGGTTAACTAAGTTAACTGATTGCGAAACAAAGAGAGTTGATATTGCAGCAGACTCTAGGTGGGCAAAAGAGTATAAGATAGTAGTAGTACCTACGCTACTTGTTTTAAATAACAACGAAGAGGTAAAAAGATTTCAAGCAAATATAATGATGACTATGGAGGCTACTAAGAAAGAAGTACAAGACTCTGTAGATGAAATAGTCATGGAAGCGTTTTAAAAATGAATTATGAAACTAAGCAAAAACTTCTCTCGTGCAGAGATTGAGCACAGTAACACAGCTAAAAGATTAGGAATAAAAAATGAGATGTCTCAAGAACATTTGGAAAACATGCAAAACCTTATTGACAACCTCATACAACCTCTTAGGGACGGTATTGGTCCTATTCGTATTAGTAGTGGTTATCGCAGTCCGCAACTCAATAAAGCTATTGGTGGATCATCTCGCAGTCAGCATAGCAAAGCTCAAGCTTTGGACCTGCAGTACTGGAGTGATGGGAAAATGAATAATAAATTTGTTTATGATTGGATTTTAGACTCAGGTCTAGAGTTTGATCAAATGATAAATGAGTTTGACTTCTCTTGGATACATATATCTTTAAAGAAAAATAATAATAGAAGTGAGGTCCTTGAAGCTTACAAAGATGACAAGGGGAGAACTAAATATAAGTTTGCAGAGGTATGAGTAAGCTGTTAAGTTTTTTAGGTGGAGGTGTAATTGAAAAACTTGGTAATGTTGTAGATAATCTATCTACATCAAAAGAAGAGGCTATGGCTGCTAAGAAAGCTATGAAAGAAGTTCTTATGCAGGCTGAGTCTCAAGCTCAAGAACAAGTTACAAGACGTTGGGAGGCTGACATGAAGTCTGACAACTGGTTATCTAAAAACATTAGACCACTTATATGTATATTTTTAACTGCAATTTTTGTAGTTTTGTCAATGTTTGATGGCAATCTAGGAGACTTTGTAATTCAAGAAAGTTATATTCCCATATATCAAACATTATTAATAACAGTATATGGAGCTTACTTTGCAGGTAGGTCTATAGAAAAAATAAAGAAAAAATAAGATGTCTACGTTAAAAGGAAAGTCAATATCATCTACATATAAAAATTTAATACAAACTGCTGCTGAAGTAACAGACACAAACTTACGTTCTGTGGAGACAGGTGCTGGTAACTCAGTTGCTATGAATTTATCTACAGATAAAGCAGAGTTTTTAAAGGTAGGTATTGGTACAGGGGGTTTAGCTCCTGATGGTTTACTTCATGTAATGTCTGTAAGTGCAGGATCTGTAACATCTAACACGTCTGCAAATCTTCTAACTTTAGAAAACTCATCTGATTCAGGTTTATCTATTTTATCAGGATCTTCTTCATCAGGTAATATATTCTTTGGGGATGTAGATGATAATGATGTAGGTCTTATAACTTACGACCACTCTACTAACTCTATGTTTTTTGGTACTAATGGTGCTAATACAATGAAGTTAGATCAAAGTGGTAACCTTAGTATATCAGGTGTTTTAACTGAAGCTGATGATAGGTATCATCTTGATGAGTATTTTAAAGATATACCTTATAAAGATATACAAGAAACTGAAATAACTCAAGCTTCATCTGCAACAAATGCTGTAACTAGTCACACTAAATTAGCTAGAATTACTACAGTAGCTAATGACTTAGCTGCTAATGACTCTCAAGAGTTTACATTTAACAGTAACATGATATACTCTAAGTCTTATGTGCAGGCTATTCTTGTTGACACTAGTGCTACTATAGCTGATAATGCTAGTGTTGTTGTAACAGCTTATGATGTAGCAGATGGGTCTTGTAAGATTAGAATAGCTAATACTGGAGTAGATATTGCTAGTATGACATTTACAATTCAAATTACAATAGATCCTCATATTATAGTTAACCCTAATTGGTTCATATCTGGTACTAACTCTATAGATGAATTTTTACAATACGGTGGATCTAAACCAGGTGTTCAGTTTTTTACTGGAAGCCTAGATAATGATCAAATGATTCTTAGACCTAAAAGATCTAATTTAGGTAATAATAGTACTGTAGGTAATGTTTCGCCTTGGAGAGATGTACTTTTTACACCTAGTGATCAAATAGATCTTAATATAGGTTTTTCTACTGGTGCAACTATTACAAATCAAGCTATATTTGCTGGACTCAATCTTGGTACAGATCGTGGTGTTATTGCAGATAATGATGATAAAGCTTATTTTTTATACGCTACAGATGATGATTTAGGAACTTTAACCACTAATGCTAACCTTCATTTTATATACAGTGTAGCAGGTACTGATTTTATAACAGATTTAGGAATAACAGTTACTGCTAGCACTGTTTTTAAATTAAAAATTTCTTTTGATGAAAACAGACAAATTAGTGTTTTTGTAAATGGTGTTCAACATGGTTTAGTTACAACTGCAACAGCAGGTGGTGCGACTCAATCTGTAGCAACAACAAAATCTTTAGCAATGACTAGTACTGCTGCATTATTACCTTATGTAGGTATACAAAATTTATCAGCATCTGTACATACTTTTCATGTTCATTATGTAAGAATCTCAAGAGTAATATAGTATAATTAAATTTAAATTAAATAAATATGGAAGCAATAAACCCTATTATAAGAAAAATAACAATAGGGGACTTAAAGCAAGGACTGACTTATCAGGTAGGTCAAAAGATGCTTGGAGGTTCACTAGAAGTCACAGCCATAATACAAGATGAGGCTGCGTGGTACAAGCATCAACAGGTGGTGTATGATGTATATGTAAAGAAAGATGTAGAGGAGTTTTCAAGACCTTGGAAAAGGTTTTTCTCTCAACCTACAGCTATAGAGTATAACACTGCAGTACTGGAAGAAGAGTACGAAGTTAAGTAAATTTAAAATAAATAAATATGAAGCCAATTAAAGACCTTTACTGGATAGAAGTGGTAAAGCAAACTGAAGATACTATTAACTTAAATGGTATTGAGTTGTATAGAGACACGTCTTATGATCCAATGAAATTAGCAAGACAATTTGGAGTGGTTTATGAAACACCTATACATAATAATTTAAATATACAAAAAGGTGATAAAGTTTGGTTTCACCATTTTGTTGCAACAGATGCTAATAAAGTAAAATATATTAATGACAAAGATGTCTATCAGGCTAATTCAAGTCAAATATATTTAGTTGAAAGAGATGGTGAAATGATACCAATAGGTATTTGGAACTTTGTAAAACAAGAACATAAAGAAGCTGAAAAAAGTGAGTCTGGTATATTTTTAGAAAGTTCAGCTTCTGAGGTAGAACTTCATGGTCACGCTGTATATATAAATGACTGGATGAAAGATCAGGGGGTTAAGAAAGGAGATAGATTATTTTTTAGTGAGAACTCTGAGTATGACATGGATATAAATGGAGAGTCTTTACTTAGAATGAGAAACTTTGATATTCTAGCTGTCTATGAAGAATAATAATTATGCACTTGATACTCTAGAAAGATTAATAGAGGCAAGTAAAGGAGCTATAGATCTTCTTATAGAAGAGATTAGTAAACCCTTAATAGAAGAAGATGATGCTAAAAGAAGACAAGCTATAAAAGCAAAAAGAGAATGCTTCGAGGACTGTCAAGAAATTCTTTTAGGAATAAAAAATCTTGAAGATAGAATTAAAGAAGGTGAAAATTTAATAGAAGAAAAAAAAGACTTTAAAGGGTCTTTTGCTGAAAGGTATGCAAAAAAATGATAAAGTATATTTAATAGAAGGTAGTGAGGGTGACGTATTAGAGTTTGATGACTTAAATATAGTTATACCTAAAAAGCCTAGATATAAAAAAGATATACTGTATTATAACTTGCCTAAGAAAAAACAAAAGTGGGTTAGGCAAGATATACCAAAGGGACTAACAAGAGAAAATGCTACAGACTATGTAGATTACATAGATGAGGAGTTTAGAAGAAGAAGAGATGGCTTATGGTTTTATAACAATGGTGTTCCAACTTATATCACTGGGTCTCATTATATGTTTCTTCAGTGGAGCAAAATAGATGTTGGTTATCCTGATTACAGGGATGCTAACAGGACGTTCTTTATTTTTTGGGAAGCGTGTAAAAACGACAAGAACTCTTACGGTATGTGTTTTCTTAAAAACAGACGTAGTGGTTTCTCATACATGGCAAGTAGTGAAATAGTTAATTTAGCTACACAAGTATATGATAGCAACTTTGGTTTATTATCTAAAACAGGTGCTGATGCTAAATCTATGTTTACAGATAAAGTAGTTCGTATATACAGAAGTTATCCTTTCTTCTTTCAGCCTATACAAGATGGTTCTAGTAACCCTCGTGTAGAGCTTGCATTTAGAGAGCCAGCTAAGAAAATAACAAAGAATCAGAAACATATAGAAAAGTCTGAAGCACTTAACTCTATTGTAGATTGGAAAAATACTGCTGATAATAGTTATGATGGTATGAAGCTTAAACTTCTCGTACATGATGAAGCAGGTAAGTGGACAGGTCAAAACTCTATAAAGAAAAACTGGAGTGTAACTCAAACTTGTTTACTACTAGGTAGAAAGGTTGTAGGAAAGTGTATGATGGGTTCTACTGCTAACAAACAACAGGATGGTGGTGCAGAGTTTAAGGATATATTTTACGACTCTAATATAGTTGATAAAGATCTTAATGGTAGAACTAAGAGTGGTTTATATAAATTATTTATACCTGCTTATGATAACCTAGAGGGTTTTATAGATGAGTATGGTTACAGTGTTATAGATACACCAGATAAGCCTGTAATGGGTATTGATGAAATGAGTGTTGATGTTGGAGCTAGAGATTATATACAAAATAGAAGAGATGCTTTAAAGAATGATACCACAGCGTTATCTGAATTTAAAAGACAGTTTCCATTTACTGTAGAGGAGGCATTTAGAAATGACACACAAAGTTGTATATTTGATGTCGAAAGAATCTATCAACAGATGGATTACAACGAGGTTAATAATAGTCCTACAACAAGGGGTGAGTTTGTTTGGAAGAATGGCGTACAAGATAGCGAGGTTATATGGATACCTCACAGAAAGGGTAAATGGGAAATTACTTGGGTTCCAGAAGTTCAAAACCAAAATGTTATTACATCTAGGTATAACAAAAAGTTCCCTGGTAGATCAGATGCTTTGGTTGCAGGATGTGACCCTTATGATCATGATACCACTACGGATGGTAGAAGGTCTGATGCTGCTGCTCATGTATTCCATAAGTTTAGTATGGCAAGCGATGCGTCTATGCAGTTTGTGTGTGAGTATATTAATAGACCTCCTAAAGCGGAGATATTTTACGAGGACATGATTAAGATGTGTGTATTCTATGGCTGTCAAATATTGGTAGAGAATAATAAAGTAGGAATATTAAAGTATTTTGAAAACAGAGGATACTACGAATACTTAATGGACAGACCAGATATGACTCACACAGAGTGGAGTAGAGGAAGGCAAAAGACAAAGGGTATACCTGGTTCAGGTGCTGCAGTTATAAATGCTCAAGCAGAAGCTATAGCAACATATATATATGACCACGTTGGTTATAATGCTAGTACAGGAGAGATTGGTAGATGTTACTTTAACACACTTCTTGATGATTGGAGTAGATTTGAAATAGATAACAGAACAAAATACGATGCTAGTATATCGTCATCACTGGCTTTATTAGCATCACAAAAATATATTAAACCTAAAAAAGAAATAAAAGCTTCATCACCTTTTGTTAAAAAATATAACAATAAAGGTATGTACAGTAAAAGAATAAGAGCATGAACTACGGTAATAATAAACAAAAGTTAAATGGGTATCCGTCACCTTTAGCTACTAACGAAGAAAAAGCTGATAAAGCGTATGGTCTTGAATACTTTAAGACCATGTATTACGAGTGGCATAACAATGGTGATGTGTACTTTAGAGATCGTAAGATGCGATATAATCGTAACAGGTCTTACGCTGAAGGCAATCAAGATGTAGGTAAATACAAAGACTTACTTGATGTCCAGGGTGACACCTCTTACCTTAATATAGATTTTACTCCTGTGTCTATAGTTCCTAAGTTTGTTGACGTTATTATTAATGGTATGGTAAACCAGGAATATGATGTGAAAGCTAGGTCTGTAGATCCTATAGCTGCAAAAGAAAGGTTTGAGAAAAGAAAAAGGATGTATGGGGAGATGTTGACAAAAGATTTTGTTGAAAACACAGAGGATATGATTGGTGCAAAACTCATGAAAGATGATTTTATTGCAGAAAGTAAAGAAGAGATTGATATGTTTATGGCTCTTAACTACAAACAAAATGTAGAAATAGCCTTAGAAAAAGCTATTGAGTATACGTTTGATGTAAATGATTATGATGAAGTAAAAAGATACATGATTCGTGATCTTGTTGTTTTAGGTTTATGTGCAGCTAAAACAGAAATATCTAAAACTCAAGGTGTAAAAATACGTCATGTTGATCCTGTAAATTTAATAACATCTTTTTCTGCAAAACCAGATTTTAAAAATATTCGTCATGCAGGTGAGATATATTCTATAACTATTGCTGACCTTAAACAACAAGCAGGTGATGAGTTTACAGAAGATGAATATATAAAAATAGCTTCTGAGTATGCTGGTAAAAATAATAACCCAACTAATTACGGAACTCAAGCTTACTATGAGAATGGTAACGAGACTTATGACTATGATAAATTTAGTGTAAACATATTAGACGCTGAGTTTATTACTAGCCACTCTTTAAAATACGAAAAGAAAGAAAACAAGTTTGGTGGTTACTCTGTAAATAAAAAACCATCTAACTACAAAGCTCCTACAAACTCTAAGACAAAAAGAGAAGATATTGGTCAAACAGTAAAAGTAATATACACAGGTAAGTACATTATAGGTACTGACTACTTGTTTAATTACGCTATGATGAAAGATATGCCAAGACCTAAGTCTAACTTATCTGACACTAGGCTGTCGTATATAATTTATCAGCCAAACTTATACAAAATGAAGAGTCGTTCCTTAGTAGATAGAATGATTCCTTTTGCTGATCAGATACAGTTAGCTCACCTTAAGATACAACATGTTCTTGCAAAAGCTAGACCTAAGGGTGCTGCTTTTGAGGTGGGTTCATTAGAGAACGTATCAAAAGGTGATGGTGGTACATTCACACCTTTAGAGTTACAAGAAATATACGATCAAACTGGTAATATATACTATAGACGTATAGATGACGAAGGTCAAATGACTGGAGCTATGCCTATACAGGAATTAGAAAACGGTATAGGTCGTGATTTTAATACCCTTATAGGTGTTTATAATCACAACATGCAGATGATTAGAGATGTGACTGGTGTAAACGAAGCTAGAGATGCATCTAAACCATCTAGTGAGGCTTTGGTTGGTGTACAGAAGTTATCTTTATTAGCTTCTAATAATGCTACCAGAGATATAAATGACGCCTACCTTAATGTTACTAGGAGGTTATCTCAAAGTATAACTATTAGAATGCAGGACCTTATTAACTTTAAAGGTTTACATAAAATGTATACTAACGTTATTGGTGATACCTCTATGCACTCTATAGATATGATGAAAAAGTTATCTATACATGAGTTTGGTATAACTTTAGATGTGTCCCCTAGTGAAGAGGAAAAACAAATAATGGAACAAAATATACAAGCCTCTATAGCTCAGAAAGAACTTAGGCTCGAAGATGCTATTATGATTCGTTCTATTAAAAATATTAAGATGGCTAATCAGATGCTTATCTTAAGAAGAAAAAAATATCAAGAAGAACAACAACAACAAGCTCAACAAGCTTCTGAACAAAATGCTCAACTTCAACAACAATCAGCTCAACAGGCAGCTCAATTAAAACAACAAGAGATGCAGGCTGAGATGCAAATAGAACAAGCTAGACTTCAAGCTAAAGTTCAAGCTGATATGGAGCTCAAG